AGTTGAGACAGCTATCAAAAGAGAAGCCATCATGTATTCTATAGAATAATTCTCTTGCCGGGATAATGCCAATATCATATCTTGGATTTTTACCGGAAAAGCATCCAAAGGAATCTTATTTTCAAAGACTCCTTCAAATTCCATTCTAATGGCATTGCATAAGTTGATAGAATCCATTAGAACCGGGTATTTCTTTTTGACCTTATGAATTGGGATGCTTCATTTTCCAAATCCTTTTCAGATTTTATCTTACCGGCATGAAGCCACTCATCTATTTCTGATTTAAGAAACATGATACGTTTCCCTCTTTTATGAAATGGAATTTGATGGCAACTCGTCCATCCATATACTGTTTGTTCGGCCGGATGGCTGGGGATATATTCACACAACTCTTTCAGGTTCATCCATTGCTCGGTTGGGATATTGTGTGTTGGATTATTCAGACCGTCAATCTTGGAATCCAATTCATTCAACTTATCCATCATCCACGACATTGCTTTGGGCAAATCTTCAAATGTAATGTTCTTCTCGCTCATATTATTACTTGTTTACTGTTTGATTTTTCGGCAAAGTAACAGCGATTTCAAATACTGATTTTATGGTGTAATACATCACATAAAAAGACAGCAACGAAACATAACTATCATAAGGATTACTTGTTGATTATCAATGCAAGTGATGGAGAATATCAGTAGCGGATTCTTATGATAGTGTCGTCTATCATATAGGAATCATAAGGCAATCACAAGAAATAACCGTAGATAAAATAAAAAGCCACCCACGTAAATTCTACGCAGATGGCTATGTTTATTGTAAACATTGAAACGATAAAAGCTTATAGCACTCTATTTGCAATTGGTTAATATTATTCTTTCTTCTTTTGGACTTCTAAAAATGCGTTTATTATTGGATACATAAACGAAGAACCATCTTTAGTTTTAACTTTTGTCAGAGTGGGAAATAAACAGTCCTTTGAGTTTTCAATAATAGCTTCTTTACTAACCAAATATTGAGCAGAATCATTTTTTGTTATTAAATCAAATGAAAGTAATTCTGAATGCATGTGTTTTATTCTATGTCTATAATCTAAATTCAACAAATTGATATCGTTGTAGTATATCATTTCTCCTACATAAAAAACTGCTGCAATATTTGCTCCTGCCCTTATTTCTGCTGCAATTTCATTAATCTTTCTATATGTTGTTGTTTTGATAGATGCGTCATACATGAGCATAGATAAGACTCCATCTCCGCTTAAGATCAAGAATGTTGGCATAATCTTTTTTTGCTTAGAAAAAGATATAATATGCATCTTTTTAAATGCTTCGAAAGTTTCTTGAATAAAATCTCCTTTTTTCTCTATGTGAAGTAATTTGCAAAAATCAATGTATTTAACACCTATTTTAAATGGTGTAACTAATTCCAACCGTTCACCTTTCTCAAAAATATTATTTTCTCGATAGTAAACATAGTCATCAATAAACCAAGTATCTTTTGGAATACGGTGAAAAAGTAGTTTTTCAATCTTATTTTGAACAGTTTTACGCATTGGAGACACTTCATTGCCAATTTCTTTATCCAATTCTACAATTAAAGACAGAAGTGCCTCTATACCATAATTTATACTATCAAATAAATTTACATCTGAAGCTATTTCCTTATATACGAATTCAACAGAAAAAAAAACTTCAATAGCAGAAATATTAGAAATGATTGTCTTGACAGATTCAATTAATGATTCATAATCAACTTCATCCTCTATAGTATAAGATTCTGAATGAAATACACCTGCTGTATGTGGCAAATAGATAGTCAATATGAATTTTTTCTCTAAGGCAAAAGGTCTCTCTTTAAGTACTTCGTTGCGTTTCTTTACCAACCAAGAACATTGGTCATTTTTTAGATATTTATCGCGAAGATTTTCATATAAAGATATATAGCCTGTGTGTGCTAAAGATTTTTGCAGAACGAAAGTAACATTACGATATTCAGACAAAAAACTATCAATGCAAGCAATGTTATCATATAAATCTTGCCCTTTACCAAATCTTTCCAGACTAGCAAGAGCCGCATATAGTTTTTGATATACAGGTAATAACAAATCTTCTTTCATAAATTATTTCATTCTTATAGTTATAATATTACAGAACTATTGAACTAAATGCTTAAAATCTATTCTCACATAGATAAATCCAATTTAATGGTTTCTGTAGCTTTCTCTTTCTTTTCATCAACAACCTTTGCATATACTTGTGTTGTTCGCACGTTTGTATGTCCCAACATTTTGCTAACCGTATAAATATCAGTTCCTCCAGCCAGTTGCAGGGTTGCGTAGCTGTGCCTAAAGCAATGGAAGGTAATGTGTTTGGTGATTCCGGCTGCTTCGACCCACTTTTTGACGGGGCGGTTTATCCAAGAAGGGTCAGGAAGTCCGGCAAAAACCAGAAGTTCACCCTCTTTTTGCTCTCCACAGAGATTGTATGCTTGCTCTGATATAGGCATATATTCAACTCCTTTTGTCTTTTGCTGAGTAAAATTCAACCTATAGCCTCCATTGAACATTTCCACTTCTGACCACTTCAACTTTTGAATGTCGCAGTGACGAATTCCTGTTAAAGCAGAAAATAGAGCTGCACGTTTCAGTAATGGGTCACAAGGTGTTTGAGCCAGTCGGTTCAATTCCTCTACCGTGAGATATTCTCTTCGGCTTTCCCTTTCTTGAATCCCTTTGACTTTCGCAGAAATATCAATAATCAGGTAGCCGTCTATAAATGCCTGTTTCAATCCGGCTTTGAAAATGGAGAAGTATGTAGAAGCTGTGTTTTGAGAAATCGTACCTCGCTTAGTACCACCTTGTGGTGCGGTCATTATGAATTGGCGGAACGATTCTACCAGCTTTAAGTCTATTTGTGAAAAGAGAATGGTATCGCCTTTTGCAAATATCTTTAACAACTCATGAACTCTCCTCCAGTTGACAATGATAGAATCGGAACTATGAGCATGTCTTGTTCGTTGCACATGGTCAAAGTACTCAATGAAATTACTTTTGGATCGTTCTAACTGCTCTGCCTGTTCTGCATCAGTATCGGCATAAAGAGCCGCATTGTCATATTCCTTTTGCCGTAGGCTCCTGACCTTGTCTGCATAGATACATGATTCTTGGTCTAATTGAGATTTACATTGAATAACACCATTTAAATCTCGCTTCGGTTTATAAGTGGTTTTGCCATCGGCATTAGTCCTTGCATTACGTGACTTATCCCAAATAGGTGTCGTAATGGTACGATTGAGATATTCACGTACTCTTTGTGGTGTATCTTTCCCTGATTGGAATACGGGATAAGATTCCACATAGAGATACCATTCATCACGATATTCAGACTTGCGGAGCTTTACCGACACTCGTGTATTGACTAATGCTTTCTTCATCGCTTCATACCTTTATATAAGTTATCAATTTCTTTCTTGGGTACATACACGAAATTACCTATCTGCCGAGTAGGGATAGAGTATTTGCGTATATGGAGATAAACCGTACTTTCATTCACAAGAAACTTCTCTGTGATTTCTCCAATGGTATAACAGTCTTTAGGTTCCAGACTATACAGTTTGACAATGGGCTTTGGCTTTGTAAGAGCTTTCTTTCGGAGAGGATAGAGTTTCATCAGTTCTGCCTTACTTACTCGGATTTGATTCGTCCCAAGATTCATGTGACTAATGGTCTCTTTACGAATGAGACGATACAATGTATCACGACTAATTCCAAACAAGGCATAGGCTTCTGATACCTTAATATAGTCTTGGTCTTTAGGAATACCTTTCACCACTTCATCCAATCTAAGATTCCTCTTTTCCTCATCTTTCCTACGTTTCCAAGCAATTTTAGAACACCGAGGAGAACAATACCAAGATTCTATAGTTTTGGCTAAAAACTCTTCTCCACAAATTTGGCATTTACGCTTTATTTCAAATTTTGCTGCTGGCATACAATGAGTTATTTCTTGTTATTTTTCAATCTTATCTAATTTGTCGCACATTATCTACTTTTTTATTGCGGAACAATTATGGTACAAATATACAATAAAAATTCAAATAACAAGCAAAGCAAAAGGAAAGTGATATAAAAAGAAATAGGGCATAACTCGTTGAGTTACACCCTATATTCCTATTTATAGCTATCGTTGTTTACCAATACTTACTTGACTTCCTCAAAGTCAACATCCGTTACACCGCTATCCTGCTTGTTGTTTCCGGCGTTGCCACCAGCTTGTTGACCGAAGTCAGGACCCGGTTGTGCGCCACCCTGTGCATTCTGGGCATTGTACATTTCCTGGCTTGCAGCCTGAAATACGCTGTTCAGTTCCGCCATAGCGGCATCGATACCGGCGATATCCTGAGCCTTGTGAGCTTCTTTTAGCTTGTTCAAAGCTGTTTCGATAGGAGTCTTCTTGTCTGCCGGAAGTTTGTCACCCAGATCCTTCAACTGTTTTTCAGTTTGGAAGATCATGCTGTCGGCTTGGTTCAGTTTGTCGATACGTTCTTTTTCTTTCTTATCGGCTTCGGCGTTAGCTTGAGCTTCTTCTTTCATACGTTTTACTTCGTCGTCGCTCAAACCGCTGGAAGCCTCGATACGGATGCTCTGTACTTTTCCGGTGCCTTTGTCCTTAGCCGATACATTCAAGATACCGTTTGCGTCGATATCGAAGGTAACTTCGATCTGAGGAACACCACGCTGTGCGGCTGGAATTCCGTCGAGATGGAAACGACCGATCGATTTATTGTCTTTAGCCAGTGAACGTTCACCCTGCAATACGTGGATCTCTACAGAAGGCTGGTTGTCAACGGCAGTTGTAAATGTCTCAGACTTCTTGGTAGGAATAGTCGTATTGGCTTCGATCAACTTGGTCATTACGCCACCCATTGTTTCGATACCCAATGACAACGGAGTAACATCAAGCAGCAGAACGTCTTTTACTTCACCTGTCAATACACCACCCTGGATGGCAGCACCTACAGCCACTACTTCGTCCGGATTGACACCTTTTGACGGAGCCTTGCCGAAGAATTTTTCAACGATGGCCTGTACAGCCGGAATACGTGTCGAACCACCTACCAGGATTACTTCGTCGATGTCGGAAGTGCTCAAACCTGCATCTTTCAAAGACTGGCGGCAAGGTTCGATACAAGCCTGGATCAGACTGTCTGCCAACTGTTCGAATTTAGCACGTGTCAGTGTCTTGACCAAGTGTTTTGGAACACCGTTTACCGGCATGATATACGGCAGGTTGATCTCCGTGCTTGTCGTGCTTGACAATTCGATCTTAGCTTTTTCGGCCGCTTCTTTCAAACGTTGCAAAGCCATCGGATCCTTACGCAGGTCGACGCCTTCTTCGCGCAGGAACTCTTCAGCCAACCAGTCGATGATCACATGGTCGAAGTCGTCACCTCCCAGGTGAGTATCACCGTTTGTGGATTTTACTTCAAACACACCGTCTCCTAATTCCAGGATAGAGATATCGAATGTACCGCCACCCAAGTCGAATACGGCGATCTTCATGTCTTTGTTCGTTTTGTCCAAACCGTAAGCCAAAGATGCGGCAGTCGGTTCGTTTACGATACGGCGAACGTTCAAGCCTGCAATTTCACCCGCTTCCTTAGTCGCTTGACGTTGTGCGTCGCTAAAGTATGCCGGAACGGTG